AGGAAATCGATGCTTCCTTCCAGTGGTAGTAATGCCATCCAAAAATACATGTGGATGGCCACCTCTAGTTTCTTGTACTGACATCGCTAACCTCCTATATCAGATTAGGAAGCAGCTGATTGCCCATCCAGCCTACCGATGATTACGATGTCGATCTCATCTGCAGCATCTGGTCCAGTAAGGACAAAACCAGTTTTGGTCTTACTGCCTACAGTACCTGGATCTAAAACATCGGTCTGATTCTGAGTCAGTACAACGTAGTTTCCATCTGACATGTTGACCAAACCTTGGTCTTCAAAAACAAAAGCTCCACCACCAGGCATTGCCCAATTGTTTTTGAACTGCATGGAAGAACCACCTGCTCCAGCTCCAGTCAGATGTGGAATCCCCTGGTCTTTGCAGAATGGGATATAATCACTTGCTTTCTTAGCCATGGTTGACTACTCCTTATTCGTACATAGCCTCATTGAGCAATTCGACCAATTCGGCTTTTTTGGTTTTCGAAGTGTACGGTACTTCGTAGGCATCTGCCATTTCCCGTAACTTCGGAAGAGTCAAGGACATGCTTGGATCTGGATAATCTGCCCCATTCTCTTCTTCTTCTTTTGGCTTCTCTTTGGGTTTGTCTTTTGGCTCATCTTTTGGCTTGTCCTTAGCCTGAGATTTTGCCTTCGATGGAGTACGCTCAACCGCTCTTTGCCAAGTGTTATTTTGTAACAGCTTTAGAGCATGCTTTGTGTCCTCTACCTCGAGAAAACCTTCATCATCGATGTCATACTTCTGACCATCGACTTTGACTGATGTGCCAAACTTATGGGACAGTACAGTTCTCAATTTCATGTCGCTCTCCTTTCTTGTAACATTTGTGAAAGGCAGGCTCATTCGAGCCTACCAAATCACATTAGTTACTTTTTCTCAGTTACGGGGCACCCACGTAACCACTGGCTCTGCCGATATTCTTGATGAGCAGATTCTTGCCAGGGGTGTACATCACTGGAACACCATACAGCAACAAGCAGAAGCGCACACTTGTGTCAATGGTTGCCAAGGGCAGTTTGACCATGGGTGCTAACTGTTTGAAGGAAAGTGATTCCAGATTCTGTTGGAACAGGAAGGCACTCGTGCAATACGGAATGTTCGCATTGTACTCATTGATGATGGTCTCACCAGCACCAGCACCATTCGCTACTCGAAGTACCAATCGCTCTGTTCCATCGGCACCATCTTTGAGAGTACGATAGACTTCGAACCACTCAGTGGTATCGCTCGAAGGAGTAACACCAAAGGTGATTTTGTCTCCAGCTGCCACTGCGATTGCACTACCGTCCACTGCGACTTTTGCACTTCGACCGAATTTGTTGCATGCAACCACTTCCATGAAGTAGTCACCAGCATCATCATCTTCGAACTGAGAAGCACCATCCACTGGAGTGGTGGCTGCAGTCGAGATAGTGGGATTTCCTGGCCTGTCTGCAGCTGGTCCTACTGCAGCTGCATTCGGTCCACCACCATCAGTGATGAAGACGTTTGGCTCGAAAGCCACATCACCAGCTGGAGAAGTGAATCCCTTAACATCCAGACCAATCATTCCACTCTTATCGGTCAGAGTGTTGTGTCGCTCTTTCGGATAGAAGGTCTTCACCAAGTCTGCTTTGACTTTGGGATTCAGATGCAGATGTGTCGGCAAACCGTAGTTTGGTGCATCTTGAACAGTCAAGCAGGCATCGGTCAGAATGTCTTCTGAAAGAGGTTGACCTCTTAGATCGATGATGTTGCTTGCGGGGCTATTGTCGGTTATGAGTTTCTCATAACCATCGAACTGGACAGTGCTCAAAGAGCTATCCGCGTAGAAGAGAGCTCGCTCGAGAATCCGCAGCAAGTGCATGGTTCCATTGATACTCTCTTGACTAATCACGTTGCCGTGAGCAGGACGAACCAATGTCATCGGATGTGAAACTTTCCTGGTCGTACCAAGAAATTTCACTACTGCGTATTTTCTCTCGTAGCTGGAGTCGTCTTCAGTGGGAAGGGCTCCTTCTGTGATGAATCCAGAATCTGGATTCTCACCGTAGCTCGAAAGCTCATTGTGCTCTTCAACAGTGTTGTAGGCTGGAAGCTTGGGAATTCCCTTCCAGAACCTGATGTGAGTCATCTTGTACGTTGTGTTTTTCAGCGTACTTTCGAGACTCTCCACTCTGAGAGCAAAACCATCACCTGGTGTCACACTTCCTGGTGCATTGATGTCAGAACCTGCAGTGAGTGCTTTGTTAAGTTCATTGACATCTTCTTGGGACGTGGCCGCAAATCCCTCAACACCTTCGTAGTCTTTCCAACTTACCATTTCCGGCATTGTCATTCTCCTTATTTTGTCTGTGTTTCAGACATTCCTTGTTAACGCCTTGTCCCTTTAATGGACTGAGCTTCTGTGCCTTTTGACCATCTCCAAAACTTGTGGAGATACGTTTCCTGTCATTTCGTACTTGGTAGATGCCATCTGCATGTTGACCCCTTCGACCAGTCCATCATTGCCAGCATCTATGGATTTCCTGAACAATTCATCCATTGTTTCGAGAATTTGAGATTTGCTCAAATTGCCTTGACCAGCTGTTGGTTCAGCATTGGCAAAGCTCTTCGCTAGTGGTCTGGCCTGGCTCTTTGGCTTTCGAGCAGGTTGACCTTCGATTCCAGCAAGTCTCTCATCTACGGACTTGGTTAGCTTTCCAATGTCTGTTATTGCTTTCGCAAGTATCAGATTGAAGGATTGCTGTCTGGAATCCGATTTCTCAATACGTTCTGCCAAAACAGTATTGACTCGCTTGTTTTCTTCGTGAGTTTCACTAAGAAAGTCAGAGACATCCAGTGCCTTCTGCATGTCTTCAGTTGGCTCCATGGCTTTCTCCACTTCTTCTACCAAAGTGGAGTCTGGTTTGGCTTCACCACCACCAAGGATCTGGAAGAGCTCATCTTGCTCGGATTTGGTGAGCTCTCCTTCTTGAGCCTTCTCGAGAAGTACTTGCCTTCTGGTAGGAACATCTTTTTCTTCGGTGTACTCTTCCAGTTTTGCAAGGGATTTTTCGAGGTCATCTTCGGTGAGGTCTTCGGATTTGCAAGCAGACTTGGCAGTAGGAGCATTTTTACTTTTTACTCCACCACCAGTGTTACCGCATCCATCATCAGGACCAGCTTTTTCCTCTTTTTCCTCTTCACCTGATACTTCCTCTTCTTCTCCTTCTGGCTCCATGGCTTTCTCTAGCTCATTCGACTTCTGCTTCTCTTTGTCGCTCATAGCCACTCTCCTTAAATTTCCCCTTTGCGTTTCAACGCATGGGTAATCCTTACAACACGATCAATCTGTGTTGACGTTGCTTTAGGTAATCGAGCTTTGAACCAAGCTCGTACTTCTTTATTGCTTAAAGACTTTTTGGTGTCTTTTTTCTTTTTCTTGGCTTCTTTTTTCCACTCTTGGAGCTTCTCATCATCTTCGAGACTCTCACCAGTTATTACCTGGCCAGCTCCTTCACCAGTCTTCACTCCAGTTGGAGCCTGGCCTGGAGTAGGAGTACCCATGGAAAGCATCTTCTCGAGCTCATCTGGTTCGGATTTTTCTACCGCATGCAGTGACTTCACCAGTATGTCCATAGTGGCATCTGGATTCACTGGACAGTTTGTTATGGCCACATTGCGTACCAGGGCTTTTGCGATTGTCTTATTGGATGGACCACTTCTCTTTTGGATTTTGCCTTCTACAGAAAACCCAAGTCTTCGATTGGTCTCTTGGAGAGCTTTTCCCAATTCATAAACTTTTTTCGCTTTTTCGGTATCGAGAAGGTATCCCTCTACCCAGTGGCCATCTGCTTTGGCTTTCTTGCCAGTAGGAAGCATAGAACCTTTTCTCACGTACTGAGTAGCTTCTGGATAACCCAAAATGTCCGTAGTGACTTTCGAATGATTATCATTGAACCAGCCATTGTGAAGGAAGTCTGAAAAATCCAAACCACGTGCTAGTATGGTTTCATCTTGCCTATCCCTGGTTTCTACAGATGCCAGTCCACCAATTCTCTTTTGTTTACCTGGTTCTGCATCGGCTTTTTCGAATACTTCTAAGGGTACTTCAAAATCGAATGGCAACTTTGACATTTTCTCTCCAAAAACAAAAAAAGGGCAGACTACTGATGAATCAGCGTGTCTGCCCCTATCGAGTTTTTACACTCTTTTTGGACCTATCGCATATCTGAAGTAAAAATATGGTTATTGAACGAAGGTGTCAAGCTTAGTTTTTCTGGACTTTTTCAATTGTAAGAGAGACCAGTCCTGGCATGGTGGACCAGGACTAGTGGAGAAGGGAAATCAACTCTCTCGAACACCACAATAATGCATTAAACGGAATTGGTTGTCAAAATAAATTGCTCACTGACTATCGGAGTGCCTTCTCGAATCTCCAGTGGAATCTCGATTTCTTCCTTGCACCAGTAGCATTTGGCCTTGCACACGTTATCCTCGAAGATAACCTGGCCAGTGGTCCGTAGCCTGGTTCTACGTCCACTCTTCTGAAGTACGTGGTTTTTGCACTTAGGACATCGCATTATTCGTCGTCTTCTTCTTCAGTAGGCTCTATCTTCGCTTTATTCTTAGGTCTTGGAGCATTTCGAAGATTCTCTTCTTTCACGTATTTTCCACGCTCTTCAGTGCCTACTCTAGCATCTTCATTGGCTTCGATGTAGACTTGTGGTGTTTCCAGTGGGAATTTCCGGCGATTCTGCTCCATGAATTCGTATTCTTCCTTGGTGGTGTACAAGGAATGCTTCGATTTTCCCTCTTTGGATCCAAATATTTCATCCTTACCAGGCAATTCCCTATCCCCTGGAGTATGACCAGGGTTTTTCTTTGGCATCGGAATCACGTAGTTGACACCCAAACCTGGTCCTGGAGCTCTATTCCCTTGTGGACTGGTTCTCGCACCAATGGTATTGGGGATTCCCTTGGAAAACAGCTCTATCCCTGACAGTCCCTCGAAGGATTTCCCGTAAACATGCTCGTAAATGTCGATTTGGCCTGGAAGTGGCTTCACATCATCGGTGTCTGGTCCTGGCTTCCCTAGTTTCTTCCTGCCTTTTTCCTTTTCCGGCTCTTCCCATGGAATGGTGTGAGCAGCATCCTTCCATTTTCCACCACGTGGTCCTACGAAGTATCCCCAAGACTTGTCCATTCCTTCTGGCACTATGAATTCGCTCTTCCCAAATAGGCCAGCTTGCTTCTCTTCTGGTGGCTTAGGAAGATTTTCTTTGACCACTTTCTGGAAAATATCAGTAGGGGACTCTTTGGCTCCAAAAATCGAAGCCTGCCCTTCTGGATTCAGTTCTGCTTGCCTGGCATAATCTTTGAACACCTTGGTAATCTGATTTGGTCCTGGTTTCCGTATCAGCACCTCGAGCAATCCCATTGCCCTTGGATTCTCAGTAACTGGATGCTGGCCACCAAACATCTCTTGCTGGCCAAACAGATTATCGAATCGATGAGCAGTCATGTCTGCATTCAATGCTGGTATCGAGCCAGTATCTACTCGATATTGCAGGCTATTATAGGCATCTAGGGCAGTACGAATGTCGTCTTTCAAATCGTAACCCTTACCGTATGACTTTGCTTGTGCCATGTACGGTACACTTCGAGCGATGTTCTCTATCAGACTTGGTTTGGTAGCAGATAAGAGGTCTGCATCTTCCACGGTACGTCCTACGAGAATTCTGGCCACCAGTGTTCTGCCATCTGGATTCAACTTCTTGGTATTCTTCAGGAAGTACTGGTTTGCATTCCTTTGGTCGATGATTCCCACTTTCTGGAGAGAATTGATGAAGGGTTCTGCTCTCTTCGTAGCCAGGAAAGCATTGAGAGTCTCATCTGGCTTCATGGCTTTTCCGAGCTCTTCCAAGGTCTCATCGGTGAGCTTCCTACCCATGGCCACTTGCATGGTACGTGGATCCATACCTTGAGTGAAGGATTCGTTCATCTGTCGAACTAGTAACTGCTTGTCTTCCTTGGTTTTTCCACCATCTTCGACTACTCGTACCAGTATCGGATTTTTGAACTGCTCCACATCTTCCTTGGAGAATCCCACTTCGTGAGCATGCTCGAGCATGTACGAGCGTAGCTCTTTGGCTTTTTCTGGATGCCTGGCATACGCCAGTTGCATCGACATGGTTCGACTATTGCCACCAAGTACCACTCCATCTGGACCCATGATTGGAGCTCCATTCACTGCATCGGGATTGGTATTGATAACGAATTCTGGCCTTAGCCTTTGAGCATTCCTTTGGACTTTTGCCTGTTCTGACTTGTCTCGATGGTACGCTCTTTCCTGAACACCTTCTGGATAGTCTTTCCTTTGGTTGAAAGACCTTGGATCGTGACTGGCTATGGCATCATCTGCTTCCACCAGCTTGTACCTGGCATTCAACCCCTTTGGTTGTCCACCTTCACCAGCTACAAAGACTGTGGTGGAGCTCCCATCGCTCTTAGGCTTAGTAGGAGCCACTGATGGAGCTTCCAGCATGGCTTCCCTGGCAGGCTCTACTGCCTTGTCCTGAATGCCAGGAAACGCCTTAGAAATCATGTTCAGTTGCTGGATAGCCTTCGAAGAGAGTGCAGCTGCCAGTGCTTCACCAGCATCTTCCCGATTTCCCGATTTCGCTTTGGCCAGCAATGAGCTCAACTTGGCCAGTTCTTTTTCTGCTTGTGCTGCCACTTCTGCAATCGAGTCTTTTTCTGGATTTTTGGCCTGCTCGACTATCTCAGTGACTGCTCCGACATGTCCTACCTTTACTCGAGCTCCACCAGCAAGGTTTTCAGCTGCTCGTATGGTAGTACGATAATTCTCATCCCTCTTGGTGATGACATTTCCGATAACAGCTGCTCGAGCTTCTGGTTCCCATCCCCTTCTTTCCAGGGAAGCAGTCAGTACCTGCTTGGCTCTAAATGGATTCACTCCAGCTCTTTGGAAGGATTTCTGGAGTTTATCGTACACTTTTGGTACTCGAGTTTTGAGGTCTTCGAGTCTCTCCTTGTCCGTACTGCCCTTCAAATCCACCAGCTCTTCTTTGGGAACATGCCTTAGAACAGCATTGACCGATTGTGCTGCCCTCTTTTCTGCCCACTTGAAGTAGGCATCTCCATAATGAGTGGCCAGCAAATTATCCCACTGTTTTGGAGCTACTCGAATGGTGGTTTTGCCTACCTCGAGATGAATGGTGCCATTCTTATCGATTTTCTTCACTTCAGCATACTGTTTACCGAGTTTGATGGTCTCTCCAGCTTGCACATCCCTGGCTGCAGCTGATTGACTGTAGTAATATCTGTACTTTCTTTTCCCTGTTTTGTCGGTGTAGGGTACTCTTCTGATGTACTTCCCACCTCGAGCAGCTGCTTTTTCGAGTCTTTCTGGAATTAGAACAACCAGCTTCAATTTGTCTTCAAGATGATTTTGGTTAGATTTACTTAAATCATCTTTTGAGCTCTTTGCCATCTCGCCTTTTTTAGGCTTCGTGGTGGACACCCATCGCTTAAAGTGCTCAACTTCCATTGGCTCCACAGTGATGATGAAAGTGTCTGGATCGTCGTAATGGAGCATGTATGCGCGTTCTGCAGTTTTCTGATTTGGGAATCCGAGCATGCACTTCTGCTCATCGTAAGTACCAGTATCTGGATTTTGCTGCTCGATGACATAGACCAGTTTTGCCCTTGGATCTGGTCCTACGAAAACATCAATTTCGTCTTCATCTGCACCCATGGTGCCTTTGACATATCCGTAGTTGACACCGACCATTTTGGTCTCACCAGTGGCACCATTCACATCAGTCCATTTACGGACAGAACCTTCCTTATTTTCGATGGCAATCGGAATCCCCTGGTAGGTGACATGACCCTGGAGCTTGAAAGCCTTCTGGAGCTCCATCTCTTCCATGAGCGATGCTGCCAAGTCATCTGGAGTCTCATAGAGGTCAATTTCTCCACCTGGTACGAGATCACCATGCTCATCGAATCCCCATCCCTTTGGAATCCGAATCAGAATGCACTGGCAATTGGGATGGGTAGCTCCTACGATGGCTAACCAATCAGCGGTTTTCTTCCCTACGTTTGTTCCATTGGCTTCGAGGGTAGATAGTTTGAATACACGTGGTCCATTTGGTCCATTGTAGAGTCTTTGGCAGTGTTTGCAGGCATCTGGCATGGCTCTCTTGGCCACCAGGACATCTGCTCCATGCTGCTTCTTGAAATGGTTTGCAGTACCGTGGTTCATCGCAGTGACTTTCTCAGTGACTGCGATTCGCTTCATATCTCTTGACCAATCTCGAGTAGCCCATCCCAAATCGGTTTTCAGCTGCTCTACTGTTTCTCGCCTGGCTATGTTCTCTTCAGTAGCTGTTCGAATGTCTGCTTCCATCCGAGCTCGAAGTTGCTGGTCTGCTTCGATGAGTATCGCTCCAGTGGCTACATCGACTCGATTTCCTAATCCCCTGCAGTACTGGCCAGCACTAGCAGCTGCCATGGCCATCGCACCGCGCTCGATTGGAGATAGCGGTATCGGATTGTCAGACATGTAATCTTTGAATTCCAAATAGGACATGTCTGCTACTTTTTGATTCTCTAGAACACCAATCAGTTGACCGTATGTGTAAGACTCCGAAATAGAATCTACGGATTCTTTGATGAGACCTTTTTCTTTGAGCTTCCTTAACACTTCTGGTGGAACAGCATCTTGACCAAAGGCATTGGCTGCAAAAGCCTGGTGATGCTCTTCGATAATTTTCTGTATTTCAAACAGCTGTTCTGGTGTCAGTAGCATTACCAAGTAGCTCCCATCGTTACGTTTGAGTGGACATACATACGACCATTCCAAATATAAACATCACCACTCGTAGCTGTAGTATCACCCCAATCCCATTGAACACTAGGGATGTTCACTTCTTCGGGCTCTTCTGCCACTGGCTCTTTAAACAGGTAGCACTTTTCAGAATCTTCAATAGGAGCCCTGGTCTTCGCTTGCTGTGCTTTCCGTAGCGAAGTCTTATCCTTCGCTCGAGTGTTGAAAGTCTTATCCAATACTTTGAATCGAGGTCTCACTAATCATCCCTTTTGTCTCGTATCATCTCGAGCAATTCGTTTGTACTGTATCCATGCAAGGGTCCACCTTGCTCAAAATCCGATTCCTGGTATCCCCTGCTAACCAACTCTTGCTTGACTATTTCGTACCTGTCTTCTTCCTGGTCTATTATCTTTTCGGTGTAGTCTGGAGAGGCTAGAGACTTCTTCATAGACTCGAAATCTACTGCCCAAATTTCTTTTTCTGGATTTGGATTAAACTTAGTGGGTATTCCACCGCTCCACTGAGTCACAATTCCATCATAGCCTTGCTCTTTTAATTTTTGAACAGTGCCAGTAGCAACATTTATCATCTCTACAGTGCTGGCTATGTAGGGTTTTTTCATGACTACAGTTTTGGTTTTTACTATACCATCTTCTCCAACATTTTTTGCGTATCTAGATGCAGTCTTTTTAGAAGTAGCAAACCATTGCGGTCCATGTCCTTTGTCTTCTTTCGACATGCCACGATGCATATGCAAGCTAACACCATCTTTTACCGCTTCTTTGAATTGCTCCTTGCTCATAGCTGCCAGACGTTGTTCTTTGGTAGGTTGCTCTTCTTCCTTCCAAGGAATAGTGTGAGCAGCATCTGCCCACTTCCCGCCTCTGGGTCCGATATAGGGTCCTGCCTTCTCTAAGTCGTTTTCTTCATCAAGTGACTTTCTGGTCTTACTTCGATTCAGTACTTTGGAGATGTCTTTGAGCATGAGCTCTAGTTGCTGGTCGTAGAGTACTTCTGTTCTCTTCTGGAGCTCTCTTAAAACTGGAAACTTGAGCTCCGACTCCTTGCGAGGTAAAGCCTTCTCAAGTATTTCTGCCATTTCTGGTGAGACTGGCTCGAGTATCTCACCAAGAGACTTCAGAAGATTAGGTGCTTTCTCTTTAAGCTCTTCTGGTGTTGCATCCAGCTTTAACCGCATTTTTCATCCTTCAGGTTTAAGAGGTATCACCCCAAGCACAGAAAGTACCACTGATAGCCGAATCAGCTGGAGCAGTGATATTCACTTGGCTAATATCTGCTTCGATGAAGAATTTTGCCCAATCCACATTGGCATCTGTGGCCTTGCGTACCTGGATGGCATCTGCACTGCCATTGATTTTTATTTGGCAATCTCCATTCACCTGAAGAAAGAAACCCTTCACTGCAGTGATGTCACCCAAAGGAACATCTTCATTCGTATTTTGAGCGATGCTTATCTTTCCAGATGTTTGCCTCACATACGAATCGATGGTGACTTCAGATAGCGTATCATCTGGACCATACAGAAGATTCTTCATAGCCGTATCTTCAGCTATCTGTGGTCTTACTTTGTGTTTGATTCTAATGGCCATTTGTTGCTCCTATAAATTCACAACGAAGCTTTTTCGTAGGCTCTTTTCAGACTCTTCTTCGTCTTCTTCGTCTTCATCGCCTTCTGCTTCGTATTCAGCTAGTAACTTTTCGTAGTCCACATCTTCTTCGCCACCAGGCTCTTCTTCGCCTTCTTCACCTTCTCCAAACATCGCACCTTCTTCGCCTTGCTGTTGTCCATCTACACCTTGAGAGAATTGCAACCAAGTTGGATCGAGTATCACTTCACCTTTTCCATCTGGAAGTGGTGGCAAGTCGTCTTCTGCTCGGATTTCATCTATCATCATTATCGATTTGACTCGCTTCGTATTGATGTCGATGGTATCGGCTTGTGTCTTTGCATCCAGTCCTACAAAGGCAAACTCGAAGTTTTCATTGATAGGCCACAAGAAGTTCTGGTTCAGACCTTGTGCGATGAATCGAAGAAGTGGTCTCAAACCACGCTCTTTACTTTCAGTGATTTTCTCTTTGTTGTTCGATTCATTGAGTGCTGATTTCTGGCCAGCATTGCCATATTTGAAGTTGAGCTCTATCGGGTCCATGGAGTAGAGTGCACAACAGACTTTGATTTGAAAGTCCATCCATGCAGAAAACTCCATATCCCTGGCAGTCGTTTGCATATTGATGTACTGCAAATCTTCTGCATTGGTAATCGGTGTCTTCCAGGCATTTTGTACAGAAGCAATCTGAGTGTACCACTGCTTCCTAAAAGCCTGGAGCTGCTTTTCTGGAATCGTACCTTTGAAGTTCAAAACACCTTTGGCTGCAGAACCTTGGGTGAATATGTTTTGATTCCACTGCCACGAATACAAGAGATTGGTTATCGTAGTTATGAGCATCTCGAGCTCACTCACTCCATAACCCTGTAATCGAATATCCGAGCGAGGATTTCGGATACCGAAACACATCTCATTTTGAGTGTATTCGTTTATTATCATGCCATCGTAGATTTGGACGTACTTAACAGCATCGACATCATCTTCATCGAAATTTGCACTGGCACTATCTGCCAGTCTCATGGTGGCTGCATCCACTGCATACAGTTCTGCAGGCAATCCTTTTTTGTTCTCTACGATTTCGTAAGTCATCTGGTCATAGGTCAGTGAATCGTAGGTAATCTTTCTCAGAAAAGTCTCGAAGTTGTCTCTTCCTTGTGGATTATTGGTTACACCAGTATTCATTAGAAGAGCTTCCATATCCTTCATCCACTTGAGCTCTGCCTTTGTTGGCTCCTTCTCGCTTTCTCTCAACTTGACCCTAAACCCTATCTGGTATTTGTCATGTTGTGGTACTGCGAATGCAGCTACCTGATTGATACGAGTCTGGATTATCGCTTGCACAATTGGCATTCGATAAGTGATGGCTTTCAAGGTGCCATAGGTGATAGCACTGTTCCTATCTTTGTATCCGAGCTGCTCTACAATCGAGAATGGATCCCAAAGCAATGCTTTAGGGTCTTCTTGAGCACTCTCAGTTGGCACTGGTCCACCAGCATCGGTTTTCTCAAGCGTTTCTTCCGATGAAGATTGTGCTGCTTTCTGCAGGGAGGCACCAAGTAAGCCTATAGCTTCTCTTCCTAGCCTTCCAAATTCATCTCGAAAAAAACCCATAGGGCACTTCCTTTACTCTTCTTCAGAATTGTCTACTCCATTAGGAAGATACAAATCCTTCTCGACCCTTGGTTTCAACAGTGGTCCCCTGGTGGACTTCTGCATCTCAGTGCTTTGCTCTTTCACTGGCACTACTCGATGCTCTACTGTTCCAAATCCGCAACTTGGACAAGCAGAAAGAGATTTGTTCATCATAGATTTGCATGATGGACAAGTCTTCTGTTGTTTCAACAGTGGCTGCATTCCTATAGTAGGAGAGCCATTGGTGTAGAAATCATCAGACTTGAAGAGCTTCTCTATCTCGAGGTCTGCTTGATTGGAGTAGTTGACAAAAGAATCTGGACCTTGATTCCACTCTTTGCCCTTCACCATCTCTTCTTTTGGTGCTGGTGGTGGAGCTACTCCAACTGCATAACCCTGGATGTCTTCTTCGCCTTTCCTTATCTTCGAGACTACTTGAGCTGTTCTATGTGCCACCATGTCTCTTTGGCCTTGTGGAGAAGTGTCTGACTTCTGGATAGGCAGATCATCATCAGACTTGGCCATCTTCTCGATAGGCTTCTTATGTGGCTTCATCTGCTTTTCGTCTTCTGCATCATCTTCGCTCAACTTGTCCTTTTTCGGCTTTGGAGCTCCAATAGGCTCTCCACTGGATGAATCACCAGATCCACTGGTTTTCCCTTTGCCTGCCAGTGGTCCACCTTGCTCTCCACCAGTGCCACCAATTCGTGGCTTTCCAGTTGGCATGCCACCTGCTCCACTGGATTTTGTGAATTCTTCCAATTCTTCTATTCCAGACATGTTTACCTCGCTTTTCTCTATCTTTGGAGCTCCAGTTATTTTCATTGAAGCTTTACCTTGTTTGGTAAGAACTGTGTTTCCGTTTTTGTCTGTTTTTGCCCAACCCATACCGCGCAAATCGGTTTTGATGTCAGAACTAACTTCTGCCATATCTATCTTGTTGTTTTGTAGCCTGGCTACTGTTCTGCGAGCAGCTGCATAGGCTACTGGCTGCATCGTTTCCTTGACATACTTACCCTGCTTTGTAAGAACTGAATTTCCATTCTTATTCACTTTGAGAAAACCAACAGATTTCAAATCAGCTTTATCACCCATGGATAGTTCTGCAGGGTCTCTCTTGATTGTGTTCATCTGGCTAAGAATTGGCATGGAAGTCATCACATCTTTTGGACCAGTGCCTTCCTTCTTGCCCCAATCCTTTTTGTACTTCTTGGGTACAAACTTCTCGTAGTCGTCTGGATTCTGCTTCACTTCATCATGGAAGTCATTGGCCATCTCATGTGCCAGTGCCTGCCTGGTAGGTTTATCGAAGTTGCCACCAAATTCCTTGGTGTACTTCGCAGCTACCCTATCAGCATAGTAAGACCAAAGTTGTGGAGCTTGTGCATGGTCATACTTTCCAGCTGCCATCTTCTTGACCACATTCGAATGGAAGGCTTCCTTCTGCCTGTACAGATCGTGGTCATTATCAGCATAGAGCTCGAGCTCACGAACAGCATGAGAGTCTACTCTATCATCTTTCAAAGTAGGCCACTCTTTGGCAGTCTTCCCTTTGGCTCTCTTCTTCTCAGATTCTGCCCAAGGTATTTTGTGATCTGGATCTGCCCACTTCCCACCACGCGGCCCGATGTATGGTCCACCTTTTACGAATGATTCTAGCTCTTCTATTCCAGACATTGCTACCTCGCTTTTTTTCATTACTTCATGTTTGATTTTTATTGCTTCTTTACCTGTATCTTTGTGATGCCATAGGTCTTTGAATTCTTTCCAATCACGTGCATAAGTCCAATGGCCTTCGCTATTCAGTCTAGCGGTTATATCAGGTTTGTTTTTTTGGCTAAGAGTAACCTCGTACTCTTTGTTCCCTGGTGTATCCGTGGTTTCAACTATCTTTTTGACCTTAGCTGGATGACCATTCAGTTTCAATTCAGCTCCAACACCAAAGGGCTCTCCAAAATCCTTGAATTCGCCACCTTCAGTTTGTTGTACTTTTCTGTCTTCAGAAGGCTTTACTACTTCTTTCAAAACTCTAACAAATTTACTCTCAGCTCCATACTGTTCTTTTACCTTACGAGGTATTTTGAAGACACCATCATCAATCATGATGTTTGCTGCTGTAGTGCCAGAAGCACTTTCAATTCTAATGTTACCCATTCGTCCATATAAATAATCGACATGAGCTGTTCCTGACAATCCACTTTCTTTCAGTTTGCTATTTAACTTCTCTACAGTTTCATCGGCTTTGGCCCTAATGTGCCCTTTTTTCTTTTTCTTGTCTTCTGGATATTCGTAAACCCAATTACCCTTAACCTTTTTTCTCGAGATGTACTTATGTGGTCCTGCCTTAGCAAACTGCTCGAGCTCTTCGATGCCAGACATGCCTGGCTCCATCGATTTTTTGGCTTTGTTTCCAGCTGCCTGTAGTTCAATTATGGCCTCTTGCCTCATTTTGATTTTTCGAAAGTCACTTTCCCACTCTTTCTTCTTTTCAGGGGGAAGTTCATCAATCATCACATCCCCCCATTTGGCAAGATGTGCCTCTTTCATTTTCTTAAAATCTTTTTCTATCTTGGTATTAAAAGAACCCAATTGCTTTTTTCGTGCTTCCCTGGCCTTCGCATCCTTCTTCTCTTGCTGCTCAGTCTGATAATCCATCAAATCATTTTTAGCATCCCAATACTTCTGGTGAGCTGTCTCAAATACCTTTCTTATCTTTGGATCTGAGATTTTGTCTGGATTAATATCCAAAGCAGTTGGCCCCCATACATCTTGTAATTTCTTGAGAGCCTTATCGTGTGCTGCCTGGTATTTATTCGATGGTTTACTGTGCTCTTCACCGTACTCTTCTTTCCAAGGAATCTTGCGTTGAGCATCTTTGTACTTTCCACCTTGGGGTCCTATGTACGGACCTGCTTTCTCGAGCTTCTTTTCTTTCTTGAGGTCTTCGAGGTCATCTTCACAATCAGATTTTATGCCTGGCACCATACTCGGTGGCTCTTTCTTCTGCTCTTTGAGCTCTTCTTTTTCTTGCTCATCAATTTCTGGCTTTTCACTCTTTTCAGTGACTAATTTCATTTTGAATTTACCAGACATATTTTTCTCCATCGACTTCTTGAGACCATCTGCTCTTTGGCCAGTATTGGGCTTTACCTGTACTGCCCTATCATCCCAAAGCTCGATCATCTCATGGTCTTTTGAATTTGTAAGCTGGAGCTTTTGACCGATATGCTCTTCCAGCCAATTGTAGATTGCAGTTATAGAACGTCTTCTGCTTCCAGTACCTCTTTGGTGAGCTACCCTGGCAGTTAGGATTCGTACATCCTTACCTTCATTGAGCCACTGCTTCACACGGTCAACCATGGCAGGGATAGGCTTTCCGATGTGCTCTTCACCTTTCCATCCATCGTAGTGAGCTAAGGTGCCATCGAGGTCTACACCAATCCATCCCTTACCCTTGCTTCCATGCGTATCGACTGTGTTACCCATTATTCGTCTACCGTACCATGTTTGGCTACATGCTTTTTCAGCTTATCCAAAGCATTCACTGCTTGTTTTCTAGGAAGACCATGACCACCTAAATTGTCCAATACACTGGCAAGGTGTTTGTACTGGGTAGCCAGTCTGTGATGTTTCGTTTCTGTGGCCTGCTTTGCCAATCGCTTATAGGCATTAGCTATCGATCTGGCACCAAAGTAATCGGATCTCCCATATTCTGCCAGATGACCCTTTATATCTGCTACTGTGTCCATTTTGGCTGCATCGGAAATACTGAGTAACCCGAGCTCTTTCAGCTTTGCAGAAACTACTGGTGCTTCACCGATAGGCTCTTCCTTGAACTTCTCTTTCTGTTGCTTTTGCTTGGCTTCCTTCTGCTTCTTCCATGTTTCCGGCAAACCTTCTTGCTTCAAGGTCTGAACATGCTCTTTCAACATGGTTTGACGTGCTTCTTCGAAGCTCATTCCAGCATCTCGATTCTGTTGAAATTTGATGATGCTATTGATTTGGATTTGCTGATTTTTAGAGAGCTTGGCATAGGTATCTGGATGCTCTTCTTTGAATTTTGCAAGTCCCTCTTTGGCATAGGTCATATCAGCTATTCCGTATGTGACGTGACCTTTTTCATCCATTTTGAGACTAAGCATATCGTAGTAATTGCTGTACTTGGGTTTGTTCCAATGACCTTTGTAGGGATGTTTGGTCTGGCTCACCATTCGCTGGCCATTCTTATTCGTTTCAACCCAAACACGCTTTTCTGTTCTTTGCCTGCCATAAGGATAGTCATCGATGATGTAAGCATTCTCTTGACTATCATGGTCTGCAGACATTGAATCCCCTGGTCCGTATGGAGCATTGCCAGCTAGTACATCTCCAGCTGAATATGGCTGGTGGTCCACTTTCGACTCCAGCTTCTGAATGGTCTTCGCTGGTATGGTGAATTTGTACTCCTTGTCTGCCTTCTGTTCAGGTTTGGAATCTTCCACTATCTCTTTTGGCACTGGCTTCTGCTTTGGTTCTTTTTTGAACTTCTTCAAAGCTGATATTGCGTTTTTTACTTTGTCGAAACGTGCTCTTAAACGAAGCATTTCATCAGTATCTTCTACATCTGCCATTGCTTCATGTACGCGCTCGTACTCGTACTCCAGCCAGTCCATATCATCCCAATTTCCTTCTGATTCAGTCTTAACTGGAGTAGGCTCTTCCTTGGTTTGCTCCTTTTCCTGGTTTTCCTTCTGCTTTTGAGAATCTTCCACTTTTTCTTCAGTGGTCTTCTCTTCATCCATGGTGAGAATTCGCTCTTCTGGCTTCACTGGCTTCTGGAAAAGCCCTAGCTGCTCACCAGGTACGAGCTTTTTCTTATCTTCTTTGGGAATTACGAGCTTTGGTTCTGGTTTTTTCTTCTCTGCTTCGCGCTCTTTTTTCAGTCGAGCCAAATCCTTCTTTGTTTCTTTGGATATGTAGTCTGACCTACTACGGACGTGATAATACTTATCTCCATCTTTCTTGATGGCTCCACCTTCTTCTAATCCACGAATTATCTCGATGGCTGCTCTTTTTTCTATCCGAAAAGACCTGGCCACTTGAGCTATGCTGATACCACGTCCAGACTGAAGGTAATCCCGAATGGCAGGCACAATTCGCTCCAAATCCTTCCTTCGAATAGTGAAAGATTCTTTGCCACCTACCTTGGTTTTGTCTTCGTAGGTGTAAACCCAGTTACCCTTGGAATCCCTTTTCTTTGAGATGTACTTATGTGGACCTGCTTTTTCCAAAGTGAATTGCTCGGATTTCTTGATTTTTTCTTTGGGTAATGAAACAGGCTCTTTCATTACTTTTTTGGGTTCTGGCTTTCCTGCAATTTTCTTGTCTGTTTTTTGCAGGAAGAATTTTCCCTTCTCGAAGGAGTACTTTTTGCCAGTACCTTCTTTGAGCACCGTGGCCACCTTCTTGGCTCCATACTTCTTTACCAGATCACTGAAAGAATCTGGTCCACAACCAGCTTTCCCTGCCATCTCCAGGCATTTCTGGATGCGATTGGAGATGTAGGTAGTGCTGGCTTCATCGCCGCTTGTATGAGCTCTCTTGCTCGCCTTGTACTTCTCTTCATCGTAATAGTACGTGTAGCCACCTTTTTCCCGTGGTACTCGCTTATGATACTTTCCACCTCTTGCTTCTGCTTTCTCGAGCAATTCTTCTGGTTTCACTATGTGTATCATGGACTTACGATATTCCTTCCAGTGGCGTACTGCACGTTGGAGAATGGCCATTCGAAGAGCTGCATTCATTCGCTCATTCATGCACTTGCTCACCACATCATTTCTCAGTGATATTTCGTCTGGAGCACTCACTACTACAGTTTCCAGAAAGTTAGTCCAGTCATTCTGAGTAGCTATATCCATGCCTAAGTCTTTGACAATACTCGATACTTTGATTCTAGGCTCATCATGAGCCATAATTCGAGCTACTGACATCGGTTTAGGCTTCTCTTTTGCTAGTCGAATGGCTTCGATATTTTCTGGAATTGGCACTTGACCCTGGAATCTCATATGAGCCAGTACCTTTTGAGGCACCAGGTAGGACTTTTCCATGGCCTGGCTTTTCCATCCAGTCATTTCCCGATAGAGCTGCATCACATAATCGTAATCACGTTCTCTACCTGCTTGCCTGGCTTTTCTCTTGGCTACTTCCCAAAGCCTGTCCTGGCCTGGTTTGGCAATGCCAGGCATGGATCCAGCTTTTTCCATACCTCGCATTTGTTTAAAGATTCCCATTATATAGTCGTATTGGCCTGCTCTTCCTTGCTCTTCTGCTAGTTTCTTCGCTTTTCGCCACAATCTTTCCTGTTCGGCTGTTTTCACTACTGGTGCAGGCACAAATTTGCTCCTATTTTAAAAGGACGGCACCAGAAAGAACGGAGAGCGACCTCGTAAACTAACCGATGCCGTCTGAATTCAACCTAAGTCCTATTGTCGATTTATGGCAAGACGTAAAGTGAATGTTGTACTAAGAGGGATATTTTTCTGGAATTCGGCTATTTAGTTTTGAAATCGAGTGGAGCTCCGAATTCTCTCCATACCGAGTCATCTGAGAATGAACCAATCCTATCTATGATGAACTGCAGGGATTCAATTGCTTTGGGATTGGTATTCATCACAAGGTGGAGAAACCTCTTACTGGACAGAATTTGAAGTCTTCTACGCTCTTCGGTGAGCTCATTCTGGAGAGCTTCGAAATTTTTGTAGAGAATATCGTACTCATTCTGCTTCTCTTTGAAGGCATATTTGGCATTATCGAGGTCTACCTCGAGCTCTTCCACCTTCGACTGGAGCTTCAGATTTCGCAGATCCCAAGTTTTTTGTGTCACTGCTTCAGACTCTGGTGCTGCAAATCGCCCGATTACCCATAAAGTATTACTACCACATTTCACATTCAGCTGGTCATCAAGTTCTGGTTTAGTATAATGCCTTCCACCAAGCACTTCGTATTCTTCTCCTTCGACTAAATGAGCAGAAGCATTTCCACTGGCATCAATACATTCTACCCATTTTCCCATCAGAGATTCTGTGAAAACCTGCAGTGGCTCCACCATTTTAACCAGCTCGAAGTACTCAAAGAGATCATCATTGGGGATTGTCATCTCAGAATCATCTCTTTCGAATACTTCGACTAGAGCCCTATTGTGAACATCGAAACCAAGGATTTTGATTCTTTCAGTCTTGTTTATTCCGAGGTAGACACCAACATGGCCTGGCTTCAATCGAGCCAGCTTGCCAATCCACTGGTTTTTTTTCTTTCCGAGCTCTTTGGCTTTTGCTTCCTGCTCTTTGAACTGGTCTTTTTGCATCTGGTATTTCACCCAACAATCCGAGCAGGCATCCGGCAAGTCATCTGCAGCTCCATCCTTTGCATGCGTATACTTGCCACATCGACTGCAGACAAAGAACTTTTCCTGCTCGAGCATCTCTTTTCGAAACTTCCTAACCAGTCGAAGCCATCCCCTTGGAGAGATTCTTCTTCCAAAATTACCGTTAAGAGTCGATTGAGCACTGGTGAACCAGGCAATTGTAGTTGGCCATAGGCCAGTGTCTTCCACAAGCTTCTCTTTCTCTTCTTGTGTCCACTGCCTTCGAGATTTAGTGCGTTTTTTGACTGCATCTGTCATCATCTTCTTTTCACCTTTGGAGAGAAACTTGCTTTTCTTTATTGAATCCATAGGATTTACTTTTTTGTACCCCTTTTTGGTTTTCTTCTTATTCTCTTTTCGCAATTTCCTAATGAGCTTTTCCCAAGACTCTTTTTTGAGTTTTCTTTTGAACTTTTCGTTGAGAAGACCTAATCGGTACTCTCCAACTACCAAGTCATTCCAATTTTTGACCATATCAAGCAGTCTTTGCTTGCTCTTCTCATCCCATGGCTTTCTGTGGTTCTTTCGTACTGGCATGGTCGCTCTCCTTATTTTTTTTGTGGTCTGTAATTTCTAATTGTTATATTTTTATTCTCTAGGGTTTCTATCTGTTTCTTCAACGAAATAATTTTTCTTTTTTTCATTAACTTAGCTCGTTCCCATGCAGACTTTTTGGTAAGGTAAAAATCCACTCCAACGTGGTAGCTATCTGAAAATCCCTCTGGAAGATTCGTTGTAACATATTCTTCGTTACAATATGTTGCTTCACATTCAATTATTCCATTTGTCAAAGCATAGCGAGTTACGTACCCAATGACTTTTCCACTCTTGTATTGGGATGCCTCTTTGCGCTTCGTATAATCATCTCTCATTGGCCGCTCTCCTTCAATAAAATCTCCCTACTATATATAACGATTCGCCCCTGGATTAAGGACAGAAAAAATTTAGATTAGAGCTCGGAAAACATTCTGCATTTCTGCCCAAACCAAACAAGCTGGACAAGCTTTCACATCTTCTGGACCTCTACCACCACAATTGCAGTGCTTCTTTACTGACTGGCCTAGCTTCTCAACAACTGTTGGCACTGGTCTTTCAGTGTTTGGTGGTTTGTACGATGTATCTGTCTGAACTTCGTTACTCATCATACACCTCACTTTCTTTCTTCTGCATCTTCTTCAAATTCTTTAACTGCTCATAATGTCCCCATTTTACACCTTCTGGTTTTATAGGTATACCTCTGGCTCTCATGCGTTTGGAGAGCAGTTTGCTAAACCTGGCCATTCCAAACCGATCTGGTATTGGTGGCTCAATTAGTTGTTTGGCGAATATGTCAACATTTACAGTGCCTTGCTCGAATTCAAGACAATGTGAGCAAGAGAAGGATTTCCATCTCTTGATAGCTGCCATATCAAGACATTGTTCGTACTTCTTGCAATCTTCTCTACGATGTATCTTCGTATCTTCGTAGTCTAATGTGTCTGCTAGTTGTCTCATTTTGCATCCAAAAATATTATGTCTTCTGCAGGTACGGTAATTATCTTTCCACCTTCTATTTCGACTATGGCTACTGAAAAACTTCCTACTCCTACATTCGATTCTTCGAAGTCAACTCCAAAACCATGAAAGTGACCCTTGTATTCCATTTGGGTATAACCTGAAGAATCTTTGTCGATTGCTATTTGCTCCAGCTTACTGCACTGCACTTCTGGAAGCTTTTCGATTCTGGCCTGGTATTTTTCTATTCGCTTGGATTCTGTGACCTGCCTGTGATCTGCGATGTGAGTGATGCATCGCTTTTTGTATTTTTCGACATCTTTTTTTATTACTTCATCATCGAATGAGTTTGGCTTATGCAGAACCAGTTTGAAGTCATTTCTGTATGCATCTGGTCCAGTGATGACAGTCTCGATTCTGGGTACACCTTTGAGTTCGAGAATAGTACAAATATAGCCATCTTCTGTTTCGTGCAAGTGCCTTCTTAACTTCTGCCCTTTGTCTTCAAACTCTATCATCATCCATTTGGCTTCATCGCTCATCTCTTTTTCTCCTACACAAACTCAAACAAGTGCCAGACATACCCGCTACTGGTCTGTGCTGTTCCGACGTAATCCATGTTATCAAACAAATCGAATTCTTCACCAGTTGCACGAATACCAAAAGTCCTGGTCATTGGTTTTTGTAGCTTATTATGCATCACCCAAATGAAAAGACCTTGATTTTTCTGCTCTTCAAATTTGAGAATTCTCGAGCCATACGGCAAGGGAATTTGAAATCGACTTTGTATAGGTATTTCGTATTTGTAAATTATCATCTCTTCCCTCCACATCTTCCACATTCATCGCTCCAGGCTACATTCGACTGGTTGCACTCTTCACATTTCCAGGGGATATTATTTTTGCGCTCGAGTACATCAATTCGAGCCTGCATTTCATCTAGTTTGGAGCAAAGAAAAGTTAAACACCTGTCATAGCCTTCTGATGTAGGTATGCTGTTATCATCCCTGAACACATACTCCAGCATCTTTTCCCTGGTGGCCTTTGCCATCACTGACCTGCCTTCAAAAATCTTTTGTACTCCTTCTTTTTGATTCGATACGGACCTCTATTCGCTATTCGATAAGCATGCAAATAGCCGTCGTCAATATACCGATGTACCGTAGACACAGACACACTTAGGAGTTCGGCTATCTCCTTTATGGTGTAGAAATCTTTCCCTTCTGACATTGCAACCTCCACTTCCCATTCTTATCAGCTCTATTCTTTCTTTGCAAATCTTTTTTTCTTCCCAATTTTGCTTGACTTCTCATTCTTCCCATTTTAATCTAGTTCAGTTGACATGTGCAAAGGAGAGCGACCATGAGCACACCACTAGGAGACATCTGGCCTCCCGATGTCAAAAGGGAAGATTTTTTTGAAGCTGCCAAAGATGATGTGATTCTTCATAGTACCATCGAAACTTTTTTCCACAGAAAGTTAGCAACTTTTGAGCAGTGCCTAATTTGGATTGTTCTGGTACTGTTGAAAGAAAACCTCAAACTAAAATCTGAAA